TGGTATTATGACTGGGGTACGTTACCAAAGGCGAACGGTGAATCATACGCTACAGAGAAAGGTGCGTTTCGTAACCACCCTTCCACCAAGTGGGCAGCTGCATCAATTTACAACACTGCCTGGTTGATTCAACATGGTTGTTCTCTAGCAGACGAATACAATAAACGATATGGTAAGGTGCATACGTGCGCTAAGACCTTGTTTGAAGCAAAGAAGATTTTTCATCGCAAGACAGATCAACCTATTGTCTGTTGGGGTATGGCAGAGAACTTTTCTCGTGCTATGCCTGATGAATGGAAAAAAGATGATACAATAGATACGTTTACTGCTTATAAGTTGTATATTGCATCTAAACCATGGGTGTGCGATAATTATATTCGTATTCCTGATCGTAAACCTTTGTGGGTATAATGAAAGCAATCAGAGTTGATATCAAAACCCAAGTCAATATCCTCATCAACGATGATGATGATTATTGGGCAATCAAACACAATGCAATGCAGCAAGTGCATGATGACATTCACTGGCACTTAAAAGACAAATTTATTATTGATTATCATGAATGACTTTCTCTGGGTTGAAAAGTATCGCCCTCAGACTATTGAAGAATGTATTCTCCCTGAGGATATTAAAAAGACCTTTCAAGACTTCCTAGATAAGGGTGAGATACCTAATATGCTTCTTGCAGGCCCTGCAGGATGTGGAAAAACTACGGTAGCTAAAGCACTCTGTAAAGAATTGGGGGTAGACTGTTATGTCATCAATGGGTCCGATGAAGGACGATTTCTGGACACGGTTAGAAACCAAGCAAAGAACTTTGCTTCGACCGTATCACTTCAAGGCGTGGGAAAACCAAAAGTCATCATCATTGATGAGGCAGATAACACAACCCATGATGTACAACTCCTTCTACGGGCGAATATTGAGGCATTTTATAACAACTGCCGATTCATCTTCACCTGTAACTACAAAAACAGAATCATCGAACCACTACACTCAAGATGTGCAGTCGTTGAATTCTCAACTCCAGCGAAGTCTAAACCAAAACTCGCAAGTAGTTTCTTCGGAAGAGCTCAACAGATCTTGGATACAGAAGGTATTGAGTACGATCAGAAAGTCCTTGCCCAGTTGATCAATAAGCACTTTCCAGATTGGAGACGTGTTCTGAATGAATTGCAAAGATATGCTGTCGGTGGTAAAATTGACTCTGGTATCCTTGCAACATTCTCTGATGTCAACATTGAAGGTCTTATGCGATCTCTCGCAGCAAAGAACTTCAAGGAGGTCCGTAAATGGGTCGTGAACAACTTGGACAATGATCCTAGTGTAATCCTCCGAAACGTCTATGAGGCGCTTTATGAGCGCCTAGAGGGTCCTTCTATCGCTGCAGCAGTCCTCATCATAGCCAAGTATCAATACCAGATCGCATTCGTTGCCGATCAGGAAATCAACTTGCTAGCAGCACTAACCGAAATCATGGTAGAATGTAATTTCAAATGAACGTAAAATTGATCCGTATGTGGTCTGGCGAAGATGTCGTTACAGACCTAGTTAATGAGACAGATGATTCTGTTGTCATCTGCAATCCTATCGTGGCTGTTCCTGCAGGAAATGGTCAGATGGGATTTGCTCCATGGTCACCTATCCTTAAAGGAAAGGGTGAAGAACTCAATGTAACCAAAAAGTATGTGGTATACATTGCTGATGCTCAAGAACAAATTGTTGAGCAATACGAGGAAATGTTTTCTATCTTGAAAACTCCTAGCAAAAAATTGATTGTTTGAACACATGATTAAGACGGTATCCACTGATGATGCAGTTTGGGCTGCAGATGAATTCATCTCTTACTTTGAAAACCTCAATGGTATTGAGGACTATCTTCGCTATGTGAAGAAAGAAGTACTTGATGGTATGTCTTCCGTGTCATCATTTTCTGAGGATATCTTCAACTTTGATATTCATCCAGAAGACATGGAATTTGCCATGATTCCTGTTGGTAAAGGTGGACTTGATCAGAAGTACTATAAGAATTTACTTGCTGCTGTCTCTTCTCATAATAATGAATCAAATATTCCTGGAAGAGAACACAAGTGGATTGTTAAAGAGACTACGACTAATACTGTCGTTGGATTTATCCGCCTTGGATCTCCGACAATTAATTCCAAACCTAGGAATCTATGGCTTGGTAAGGCACCAGATCTTAGTCTGTTCAATCGTCATGCCTGTATGGGTTTTGTAATTGTTCCGACTCAACCTTTTGGATATAACTTTCTGGGTGGTAAGTTGCTTTCACTTATGTGTTGCTCTCACTTTGCTAGGGAGTTTATCAGTGAGAAATTTGAGAAAGATATTGCCTTATTTGAAACTACATCTCTTTATGGATCAACCACATCAGCGTCTCAATATGATGGTCTGAAACCTTTTGTTAGGTATCGTGGTTTGACTGAGAGTAAATTTACTCCACTACTTCATGATGCTCAATTCCATAAGTTGCATGATCGTTTCACGTATCTGAATGATGGAAATCCTCTTACTGACAACAAAGCTTCATCTAAAAAAATGAAGCGTCAAACAAAGATGATTTCTATCATTAAAAACTCTCTCGATGATGCAGATAAGTTGACTCGTTTCAATGAAGTCATTGCAAAGGCATTTTCTCTAACAGAAAAGAAGAGATTCTATACTTCTGAATTTGGTTATGAGAATGTTCGGGAGGTTCTATCTGGTCAAGAGGAGACTCTTCGCCGTGGACAGAATTGGGATAAGCATGACTTAGATAACATTATCAAGTGGTGGAAAAGGAAAGCAGGTAAGCGTTACGAAAAACTCAAGTCTGAAGGTCGATTCCGTAGTGAAATTGAACTATGGACTGAGACTGATGATATTCAAATTATCCGATGACTGGTTTTGATTTTGATTATGATTCGACTTGGATTTCAAGTCCTGGATACTTAACCTGCAAGCTTCCTGAAATAGTAAGAAATGAATTATCAGAAACTCTTGATAATCTTCAGAGTGGCAAAGATTCTTTTTGTATGTCCTTAGCTGGACACAATGAAAAAGAATGTAGACTTCCAATAACACCTCATTTGAAATATCTTGCAGAGTCTTTATGTAAAGAATATGGAAAGGTTTTTGGCAAAAACTTATTCAATGTTTTTGATAGTGGCGATCAAGATTATGACTTCAATCTTTCCAGAGTCTGGGTAAATTATTCAAAGAAATATGATTTCAATCCAATTCACAATCATACTGGAGTCTTTAGTTTCGTTATTTGGGTAAAGATTCCATATGATCTGGATGATGAGTTAGGAGTCTATTTTGATAGAGTAAATGATAGTGAGAATGCAACTTCGCTATTTCAATTTACTACGATTGAACCTTTTGGTTTATTGAATAATGAAAAGGTGTTAGTTGATAAGTCTTATGAATGGACAATGATGCTCTTTCCATCAGCAATGATGCATCAAGTTTATCCATTTTATACAAGTGATCAGTTTAGAGTTTCCATTTCTGGAAACATTTATTATTCTATGAGAGATAACAATGAAATGTGAAGTCACCCTATTCAAAGTGGGCACTGTGTTCAAAGAACAAGTAATAGCTCGTGATTATGAAGATGCAAAACGGGTTGCTATTGCAAGAAACCCTGGATCAACAATCGTCTCTGTTACCGCTAAATTTTAATTATGGAATTGAAGGATTGGCTAAACTCTATCAACTTCAACAAAAACAATCTTGTAGAAGAAAATCCAGACTGCATCAGTAAATATCCTCCATTTATTGTAAACAAATGTCTGTCTGGTGAACTTGACTCTCTGATGTATGCAAATGAAATGAATAAACTTCATTTCCTACCAAAAAAGTTACAGTATGACTTTCTTCTAAATAGTCTCAGAAAGCGAAAGAGATTTTCTCCTTGGCTTCGTAGAGAAGATATCAAAGATCTTGAATGTGTCAAATCTTACTATGGTTATAGTAATGAAAAAGCACTCCATGCTTTGAAGATTCTGTCTAAAACACAGATCGATTTTATTAAATCCAAACTTGAGACTGGAGGAAAACAGTGAGCGTTATTAATGAGCCTGAAGTAACTTGGGCACCTGATCAAATGGTGCAGATTCTTCTTAATGAACCAGATGATTTTCTTAAGGTTCGTGAGACACTGACTAGAATTGGAGTTGCTTCTCGCAAAGAAAAAAAGTTATATCAATCTTGTCATATTCTGCATAAGCAGGGAAGATATTACATTGTTCACTTTAAAGAGCTCTTTGCTCTTGATGGAAAGAGAGCAAATCTGACCGTCAATGATGTGCAGAGACGTAATCGTATTGTACAACTTCTTGCTGATTGGGGATTGGTTTCAATTTGTGATGTTGAAAAAATTGCAAATATCGCACCTCTGAATCAAATCAAAGTTCTTGCTTATAAAGAAAAAGATGATTGGGAGTTAGAAACCAAATACAATCTGGGTAAACGTAAAAAACCTCAGGAAACTCCTGAATAAATACTTGTGTGTCTTTTCGTGCGGCACACTCTACAATCGGAACACCCTATAAAGAGGTTCGGTAATACCGCTCCTCTTTTTTTGTGTTATAGTATAAATAATGACGGATGCCTTCGGGGTCCACAAAACACAAACTCGCTTTTAAAGGAGCTTCAATCATGGGAAACCTTGCACGGTATACTGCTGCGGACCTGCCTGCGTTGATGGAACGCATAAATAGAAATAGCATTGGAA